TGTTGCAAAGCGGCGTGATGAGCATCAACGAGGTGCGAGCCAAGGAGCAGATGAACCCTGTGGAAGGTGGCGATACGCACACCGTACAGATAAACCAAATCGCCTTGGACCGCCTGGGCGATTACTCCGATAAAGTATCGACAGATGGAAATCAAGGAACAGTATAAAGACGCTGAAAAGCGGACCATGGGCACCATCGAGGTGCGCGAGGCCGACGGCGACGAAATGGTGTTGGAAGGTTACGCCGCTGTATTTAACAGCGAGACCGACCTTGGCGCCTTTCGCGAAGTCATCAAGCCTGGCGCCTTCGACGACGTGATGGACAACGACGTCCGTGCCCTCATCAACCACGATCCCAACTTGGTGTTGGGTCGTACTACTAACGGCACGCTGAAGCTCGAACAAGACGAGCGCGGACTCAAGTACCGCGTGGAGCTTGGAAAGCAACAGTACGCCAAGGACTTTTACGAAAGCGTAAAGCGTGGCGACATTTCACAGTCCTCGTTTGCCTTTACCATTGACAAGCAGTCATGGAATGAGGAGCGCACAGTGCGTAGCGTTGACAAGGTGCGGCAGTTGTTGGACGTGTCACCCGTGACCTATCCAGCATACAGCGCCGCCACGGTGCAGGCCCGTGATTTGCAGCCTGAACCCGAACAGGTAGCAGAAGTTTCTGCACCTGAACAAGATACAGAAATTCACAATTCACAACCCTCAACAATGAATCTCAACGAGATGAAGGCGGTGCGTGCCAAGCACGCCGACCGCTTCGAAGAGTTGGTGAACGTCGCTGAAACTGAAAACCGCGACTGGACCAACAACGAACAAGAAGAGGCTGACCTCTGCAAGCGCGAGGTGGAACGCCTCGACGGCAAGATTGCCCGTCGTCAAGCTCACGAAGACATGATCGCACGCCAAGCACAAATGGGCGGCTCGTCTTACACTGAGTCGAAGGAAATCAACAAAATCAACCGTTCCTTCAGCCTCGCCCGTGCTGTGCAAGCTGCATCCTTTGGCAAGGCACTCGAAGGCGCAGAAGCCGAATGGGCACAGGAAGCCCAGCGCGAGTTCCAGTCACGCGGCTTGCAGATGAGCGGTCAGATTGGTATTCCAGGCAACGCTTTGCTGCGTGCTTTGGGTGATGCTGACGAGCACTCTGCTACTACTGGCTCAGGCTCAGGTTCTGTTCCTACAACCGTTCCTGGTGTCATCGACGCCCTGCGTGCTCCAACCCTGGCAGAGCGCATTGGTACGACGGTCATCAACAACGCTACGGGCAACCTCAAGTTCCCACGTGTTGCAACCAAGGCAAGCGGTACCGCTGAAGGCGAAGCTGACGCAAACGCCAACTCAGGCTTGTTGCTTGACGAGGTAACGCTCACTCCCGAGCGCGTGTCTGCCAAGACCTTGTACTCTAAGCAACTCATCTTGCAAGGAGGCGCACAAGTCGATGCCATGATTAGCCGTGAATTGGCCGCCGCCATGAACGCCTACGTGGACAAAGACTTCTTTGACGCCGCCGCCGCAGGCGCTGGTTACAAGATTGACACTGGCGATGACGGTGGAGCTACGGACACGGCGTTGGCACCCGCGAACATTTTCGCCATGGAGCAAAACGTGTTGGCCGCTGGTGGTGATTTCAGCAAGTGTGTGTGGGTCATGTCTCCCAAAGGCTGGGAAGTGTCCCGCGACTTGGCCACGGTGGCTTCCGTGAGCGCCATGTGGGAAAACAACCAGTTTGACGGATTCCCAGCGTATGCTACGCCATACTTGGAGAATGCCGCTACGACAGGCGAAGGCCGCTTGTTGTTTGGTGACTTCAGCGCTGGTATGATTCTCGCATTCTTTGGCGGTATCGACCTGCTCGTTGACCCATACAGCAACGCAGGCACCGCGCAGATTGCATTGCACGTCAACAAGTTTTACGACAAGGCCGTGCGCCAGGCAGGAGCTTTGGCTTCTATCATTGACGCCGCGTAACAACAATTAAACTTGGAAGCCTGGCAATCGGGCTGGGCTTCCATTTTTTCTCTCGCTCATGAAAGTTGCACGTCCCGCATACGTCTCAGGCATCACAGTGGTGTCTCTTGCTGATATGAAGGAGTTTCTTCGCGTCGACCACAGCGACGAAGACACGACCATCGCCGCGTTGTTGGACACGGCGGTGGCGCACGTGAGCGACTATACCAACAAGCATTTCGCCACTGACGGCAGCGCAACGTTTTACCTTTCACGTTGGCGTCCTGCCGCCTTGGCCTTTGGCCCTGTGCGTAGCATCGACACGGTGTACTACGACGACACAACGGGCACACAACAGACGCTCGACACGAGCAAATATTACTACGATCCAGGGCGCGTTGGCGAGTTCATGATTTACTTCCGCGACGTGCCCGACCTCGAGGATTACAACGCCCAGCCCGTGCGCGTTATGGCCACGGTGGGAGAAACTGCCAGCGCCAATGTCAAGCACGCCGTACGCATGCTCGTGGCGCACTGGTATGAAAACCGCCGCGCCGTCGTGACGGGCACCATCACGGCAACCATTCCCATGGCGGTGGAGTCATTGCTGAACACTGAACGCATTATCGACCATCGGCAATGAACATCGGGTTTCTTGACAGACGCATCAGCTTCTACGCTCCCAGCACTACGCGCGACAACTACGGCGCCGAGAGCGGGAGCGCGACGCTGTATGCTACTGTGTGGGCGGCGCTCGACAACAAGAGCGCGTCTAGCTCCGTCATGATGGAGCAAGAGACCAGCATCAACCGCGTGACGTGGCGTGTGCGTAGCTCATCGACTACGCGCGCCATTACGCCCAAGTACACCATCCGTTACAGCGGCGACACGTACGAGATTCTCGCCATTCAGGAGGTGGGCCGCAATGCGGAGCTTCACTTTGTTACACAGAAAGTAGTAAGCGAGTAATGGGTGTAAGAATGCGCGAATACCTGGCCAAGATGCCAGGGAGTGGGTGGAAGAGTGGCAAGAGCCGAATCAACAGAGAATCGGGCGGCCACGAAACCACAATCATCGGCCTCAAGGTTGTAGAGGCAAAACTCCAGCAGTTGGCTTATTGGAGCGAGCGCGACTACAACAACATTGTCGCCATCAACAAGAAGGTCGTACAGATCTACGTCGACGTCCTAAAGCAACAAATCGAGGACTTTGATCAAGACATCAAGGTTTACGAAAAGACGGGCGGCGGCTTTGGTAGAAAGAGGTCGCCAGGCAATGTGAGAGAGATTGTCCGTAAGGGTCAGCTCAAGCGCTCGATTGGTAGCTGGGTGCCCAGCAAGGACGAAGCAAAGGTTATTGCAGGCCCACGTACCAACTGGTTAGGTCGTCGCAAGGTGGCCAAAAAAAACGACGGTTGGTTTGCGCATATCGTGGAGGGCGGCGACCAGTTGGGAATGAAACTACAGACCGACAACACGGGCGTTTTTAAGTGGTCGCGCCAGGCTACAATGCAACGCATGGCCACGCTACGCAACAGCTTGCTTCGAGTTCAATACGAACGTTATATGAGATGAAGGTAGGACTTGCCATACGACAGTTGCTTGTAGACGACACACCCGTGCAGACGTTGGTGTCAAGCCGCATCTATCCAGAGATTGCTGCGGAGGGCGCTGTGCCGCCCTACTTGGTCTATACCATCTTGGGAAATAGCCCAGTGGACACCAAGCACAACACACCAATCGACGAAGCCAACATCGAGGTTATCAGCGTCTCACGTTCCTACGGCGAAGCCAACGACTTGGCCGACAAGGTGCGAGCTGCACTCGATCGTGCCAACGTCAGCGTCGCAGTGGGTGAGGGCACCGTCGTGGTGCAAAGCATCCAGTACACCAATGAGACAACAGAAGTCAGCACCGACCGCCAATATTACGCAGCAGTTCAAGATTACACCATCCGCATAAAACGCTTATGAGCATTACAGATTTCATCCTTGAGAACTGGGCAGAGTTGACGCTCGCCTGTCTCGCCCTCGTGAAGGTCATTGTCAACTTGACTCCTACGACCTCCGACAACAAGGTGTTTGGATACATCGACACCTTGATCAACCTCATCATTGCAGACCGCATCAAACCCTCTAACAAAGACTAACCATGGCAGAGACTACAGGAATCATTAATGGTTCAGACCTCCGCGTCTTCCTGTCTACTACCGACGACAGCGAAGTTTTGATTGACAACCTCACCGATTGTAGCATCAGCGTCACGTCTGACCTGCGCGATACGACGACCAAGAGCAACAACGGCTACCGCGCCATGTTGCCTGGCCTCAAGAGCGCCACGGTCAACTTCACGGCATTGTACGCTTCTGATGCTACCAACGGCTACAACGAGTTGATTGGCTACCAGCTGGCAGACACGAAAGTGTTTTTGCTGTTCACTCACGCACCCGACGGGACAGAGAACGCAGGCGACGAGCGCTTTGACGTGTCAGGCTACATCACGAGCTTGGAGCTGTCAGGCGGTACGGAAGACAACGGTACTTATACCTGCACCATCGAAGTTCACGATACCATCGTCCGCGAGGCTATTCCTGCGTGATTTAAATTAGCTGCATGACCATTACGCTAGAAGGCAAAACGTTTCCCGTGCGTGCAAGCATGCGCGCCTGGAAGAACTTTGAGAAAGCAACAGGATGCAAGGTGACGGGCATCGACGCCGAAGACGTTACCAAGATGCCTGAGCTGCTGTACTACTTTGTGCAGGAGGGTTGCTTAAAGCAAGGCATGCAGTTTAAGATGGACGTTGACGAATTCTTGGGCATGATTGATGTCACGGACCTTCCGTCATTGATGCTTGTAGTCCAGGAGGCTATGGGCGGAGGTGAGCAAAAAAAAACGGAGGTGACGGAGGACAGCAGCGCGCACTTGAATGGGACGAAATAGAGCGTTTGGGACTGGGCATGTTAGGCCTAGCTCCCGAACGACTCTATGATCTGACCTTCAGAGAATTTGGCAACGCCGTACGCGGTCGTTATGAGTTTCAGGAGTACTGCGAACGCGGTGCCTGGGAGCGAGTACGATGGCAGACGGCGTTGTTGTTGAATGTACATACCAAGAAGGGCAGCAAGCTCACCACGCAAGACCTTGCAATCTTTCCTTGGGAAAAAGAAACAAAAGCAAAAAAGCCGAAAGGCGACGGATTGGCTATCTTAAGAGCACTAGCAAATGGCAAAACTCGGTGATCTGATTGTACGCATTGGCGCGGATACGCGCGACCTCAACAAGCAGTTAGGTCGGGTGCAGCGCAACATGCGTAGCATGACTAGCAACATCACGCAACTGGGAGCCAGCATGACGCAGGCCATCACGTTGCCGCTTGCTGGCGTGGCTGCTATGGCCGTCAAGAGCGCGGCGGACTTGGAGCAACTCGAAACGTCGTTTGTGAGCTTGACGGGAGGTGTAAGCGAGGCGGCTGCCATGATGCAGCAACTGAACGACTTTACGGCCAAGACGCCGTTTCAAATTGAGAACGTAGCCAACGCCGCACGGCAGTTGATTGCATCGGGCACGAAGGTGTCGGACGTTAACGACCAACTGCAATTCCTTGGAGACATCGCTGCCACCAGCGGTGTAAGCATCGAAGAGATTGCCGCCATCTTTGCCAAGGTCAACGCCAAGGGCAAGGTAGAGTTGGAAAACCTCAACCAACTGGCAGAGCGCGGCATCCCAATTTTCAAGGCGTTGGCTGATGCCACGGGTTTGCCCGCCGACAAGCTGGGCGCAGGTGCCGTCAGCGTACAACAGTTTAACGACACGCTTAAGTCGTTTGCTGAAGAGGGAGGGTTTGCCGCTGGCGCTATGGAGCGATTGAGTGAAACGGCCGCGGGTAAGTTTAGCACGGCGCTGGACAATCTCAAGTTAGCAGGCGCATCTATAGGTGAGTTGCTCTTGCCTACCATTAACAGCCTGCTTGAACTAATTGTAGAACTGTCACAAAAGTTTGCCGCCACCAGCGCCAACACTAAATCGTTGATGCTGGAGATTGGATTGCTTGTGGGCGCAATCGGTCCAATGATTGTCATTGTGCCCAAAATCATTGCAGGGATCACAGGTTTGCGCGGTGCAATGGCGCTTCTCAACACTACTATGTTGGCCAACCCTGCGCTTGCCATCGTGGCGGCGATTACTGCACTCACAACGGCAGTCATTTTGTTCCGTCAGCGTACACAAGACGCGAGCAAAGCCAATGAGGAGTTTATCCAAACACTTGTTGGCCTTGACAAGCAAGCGCAAATCAACCACGTTAAAGAGCAAATCCGTGAGCTTGAACGTGAGAAGGCGGCAGTTGAAGCAGCACGACGTGCAGAGATGCAAGCGCAAGCGGCTGGAGCTTTGGGTGACAAATTTGACAAGCAAATTGCGCGAGGCAACACCCAGAAGTATGCAGATCAAGTTGACTTTCTGAACGAGCGCATTGAGGGTTTGGTGGTGACCGTGCGTGAAATGTCACGGGCCAACGAGGAGTCACAACCCGTCATTGAGGAAACGGGTAAGGTTGCAGAGAAGGCCGCTGAAAAATTCAAAATCTTTGACAGCGAGGTTAGCTGGTTGTTGCTTCGTTTGCAGAATACCACGACCGAGACGCAGGGCTTGCTTGCCGCCTTGGAAGATGTCGACACCACGGCAACGTCATTTACCAGCAAGTTGTTGAAGGGCTTGGAGGCTATGAGTTCTGAGAGCAAACAACTGTCGCAATCATTCCTAGACATGGGCGCAGTGTTGGCGGACTCCATCGGCAACGCGGTGGGCAAAGCGCAGACACTTAAACAAGCGATGTTGGAAGCAGCACGCGCAACCATTTTGGCGTTTATGGCTGAAGCCAAGGCGCGCATCATTGCCAACGCGGCGAACGGATCTAAAGGTGCAGGCCCAGCATTCCCGTTTGTGATGGCAGGATTGATTACTGCGGGCATGGCTTTGCTCAACAGCGTACAAATCCCAGCACTTGCAGAGGGCGGCCTCGCATACGGCGCCACCACCGCCATTGTCGGTGACAACCCTAACGCTCGCGTCGACCCTGAGGTTATCGCGCCACTTTCCAAGTTGCAAGACATCATGGGCGGCAGTAGCAAGGTCGAGGTGTTTGGACGCATCAGCGGCGACGACATCTACTTATCCAACGTTCGAGCTTCACGCAACCGCAACCGCTACTCATGAGTTACCTCTACGCACAAGGCACCTGCAAAGGCTTTAACGGTGATGACTACACGATAAGCATCATTCACAACGCCGCGGGTACAGATTTAACGACAACGTTTAGCCTTGACGGCGACGGCTTTGTGTTGACATACGAGAGCGAAGATGACCAGTACCTTGTGCCTGGCATCGTGCATTCGCGTTGCACGATTACTACCATTTGGCAACCCGACGAATTCACGGCGCTTAACACGATGTTGTCGGACCTCGTAGATTCTGAGGACGGTGATTTCTTTTTGCGCGTGGATCGCGACAGCACGTTGGTTTGGTGTGGCGTTTTGCTCATTGAACAATTCCGCATCACAGAGGATAGCGCCCTGCGAGATTTGAAGCTCGTAGCTTCTGACGCCATTAGCCTGCTGAAAAACGTTGACTACAACAACGCAGGGACGGAATACACAGGGTATCAAACGGTTTACCAACTGTTGCAAAACCTGCAAGAGAAGACAACAACATGGTCGTACCTCAACAGCGTGTTGTCTGCGCACGTTCGTCTGGCGTGGGCTGAAGACGTCGTAAGCATTGACGATTACACTTACACCACGCATCCACCAGGCACACAGTTTGGCGGCATCACACGAAGCCGCATTGGCACCAGCGTGTGGCGCAGGTACGAAGAGCTAGGTATTAAATACGTGAATTGCTACGAGGTGTTGCAGTCGCTGTGCAACACCTACCAGTGGCGTATGTACGCCTATAGTGGCGCGTGGTGGTTTATTCCTATTCGCCTGCAAAGCGAGTTGGTGTATGGCAAATACCTATACTTCAACGGCAGTACTGGAGATTCATATATCAGCGGGTCGTGGTCTTATCAAACGAGCGCGCGCCAGAAGCTGACTAATTGGACGATTGGATACAGCCCAACAGCACAGGTGGTGCGCATCAATCGTTCTACCAACCAAAGCGCGTCCATCATTCGCGCCTTCAACTTTGATGACGGCACAACGCTATCTGACAATGGCATAACGTACGAAGGCCAAGACACAGCATCGGATACTGAGTTTATCCGACTCAGCGGCAAGGTGTACACAGAAAATTCTGCGATTGCAGGATTGACGAACAACGAACGTGTGGCGCGCATTGTCTTGCGGTTGCTTATCCAATGGGACGACGGCGCGGACGTTGAATACTACAGCAACACGTTGGTGACCGTCAACAACGGCGCGGTTGTCACCTGGCTCATTGAGACGCTGGGACTCAACGCCCAAAACGACATGACGCCAGTAGTCATGTACAACGAGACAAGCGGTAGCACGCTGGCGTATTTCTTCTATCACATTGAAACGGAAGAATTCCTTTACGACGCAGGCGTAGATGGCGAACGTTACACGACGTTTACCGTTGACATCCCATTGCCCACGACGAGCAAAACCGCATTAAGCATTACGCCAGAGGTTCGAATTCATAATCGGGACGGCGTGTACGATTCAACGTTGAATGCCGCGGTGACTGCTACGTGGTCGAGCTTTGCAGTAAATTCGTGGGCAAGTGATGACGAGCTGCGTTTGTTGAGTGATTTTGACATCATAGCAGAGACGACGACAGGCAAGGGTGAGATTGATTTAGGCACCACATATATTGGTGGCCTTTCATCAGCGCACGGACGTATTGGTGTTGAAGTGTCAAGCGGCGTCTTTGGTTCGTCTGAAGAATGGGTGAACCAGGTTGACGCCCGAGCGCGGCCAATCAACAAGCTACTGGTTGAAGAGGTGTTGGCGCTCAATCGCAAACCCGCCTTTATTGAACGCGGCACCATTACAGTGCAGTCAGGTTCTTATGGCTTGCCCATTGTGAGGTTTTACGACGACGACACAGGGCGCTACTACACGCCCATGACGTGGGAACTAAACGCAGGGCAGGGTCTCATTGATGTCACGCTGCGAAGCATTGGCCGAAACTTTGATTACATCACCAGCGACGAGGGCAACCCAACGCGCAATCCATTTCTTGACGACGCGCCACCGCAACCAAGCGTCAAGCCTGGCAACGTAAGCGTGGGCTACAATCTTGAATGCGAAGACATCTTCAACGCTTGGACGTCGGGCGCTGTTATTGGTTCAGGCAAAACCTTAGAGGCATACTACAGCACCGTGCTGAACGGTCAGGGCAGATACGTTGAACACCAGGGCGACACGCCAAGCGCAGGAACCACAATCGAACGCGTGATCTACGTGAAGAGCGATGGGTTGGCCACGCATTCACCAAGCAGCGGGTGGACTTCACCTGCAGGATTGCAACCAACACCTGCCAACGCAAGTGTTGGGCCAACTCTAAAAGAATGCTGGGCGGCCATCAACGGGTACCTTTCAAAATTCAGTGGCTCGCAAAACAACTTCTCTTTTGTCATCAGCTTTGACGAGGTAAGCGCATTTACAGGCATCCTCGACAGTTACCCAGGCGCCGCCGCGGCGTATTCTCTGCGCAAGCTCGACAAGGATTACACGGGCTATGCCATCAGAGTGCGCGAGAGCGCAGGCAACACGCTTGCCGACATTGGCTTTGACTCTAACGGCGACCTTGACACCACGGCGTTGTTGTCGCATACTGGACCTGCCGACGGTTACGTGCATACTTGGTACGACCAGTCAGGCAACGGCAACAACGCGACGCAAGGCACGAACGGCAACCAACCGCAAATTGTGTCGAGCGGGTCAGTCATCAACGAAAACGGATTGCCTGCCATTAAGTTTGACGGTAGCAACGATTACTTCACAAAAGCCTTCACGCTTACCAATCCTGTGTCGCACTTTGTTGTTGCTCAGGTTGCTAATATAAATGACTTCATTATTGACGGCTATGGTAATGCCAACCGCAACAGCTTGGTTTCGCCATCAACAAATAACATGCGGTTATATAATGGCGCAGGTATTATCCAACCATATACCGCTGGCAATCAATCTTTATTTAGCTCAATTGTAAATAGTGCAAATAGTTCGCTTGCCGTTAATGGAAGCAACAACACAGGCACATTAGGCACGAACACAATGGACGGCGTTACCATTGGTGCCGCTGGAAACGTAAGTTTATATTTAGACGGCACCATCCAAGAAGTGATATTGTATGGTTCGGACGAATCAAGCAACCGCACAGGCATTGAATCTAACATCAACACGTACTATACTATCTACTAATGAACGGCTGGATTCTTATACAAGCCTTGCCATGGATTAGCGCCAAAGAGCGCGCCCAGCGCATTAGCCGTGAGCTGTTCAACGTGACCTTGCCCGAGCGATTTCAAACGCCCGAGTACGCTGACTGCGACGTGTTCGGCGTCGTCGAACATCCCGACGGCGTGCAGGTGGCGCTACAAATCGACACCGAGTACGTCATCCCAGTACACCCACAAGCGACGTTGGAAAAGCTGGTGACGTTGTTTCCTGAAGTGCCAGAGCAGGAACGCACCCAGCTGCACAGCTACGTGCTTCACAACAGCGCCTTTCCCTTTGGCGCCATTATTCCTTCCACGTCAACCGTGCGCGACGAAGAATACATGAACGCCAACGGTTGGTTTCCTAACGACTTAGAAGATGTCTGACATCAAATGCCATATCCTAAACGCCCTGAACGTCACCTACGTGGGTAGCGTCGCCGTCAACCTTGTAAGCGACGGCCTCGCCATTGTCGCAGGTGTAACCCTGGTGTGGTTCAACGTGGAACGCGCCCTCACGGCGCGAAGCAAGCGCAAGGAATGAAGTGGTTCAATTACTCTGAATTCGATTCGCCCGACGAGCCAGGCAGTGGCAACTACATGGACGAGGAGTTTTTGGAGATGTTGGACGACGCACGCTCACGTGCCGCCATTCCGTTTGTCATCACGAGTGGGTATAGAACTGAAGCTCACAACTTCGAGGTGGGCGGAACGCAGAACAGCAGCCACATGAAAGGGTGTGCCGCAGACATCGCATGCCGCGGATCACGCGACCGCTTCATTATCGTAACAGCGCTACTGGAGGCAGGCTTTGACCGCATTGGAATAGGCGAAGGTTTTGTGCATTGTGACACCGATTGGGAAAAGCCCAGCAATGTCATCTTTACCTACAACTGAATTCTTCAAATTCTTGGAACGCTTCGACGTCACCGAGGCATTCAAGACCAAGGGCGACCTGCGCAGGTGGTCAGCCAAGCGCACCGTTGGAGGGTTGATTGCATCCACCGCGTGCTACGACATTGTGCAAAACGGCATGACGTGGGAGGCGGTAGTGTTGTGCCTTATTAGTATCTTGCCCTTGCTTGCGAGCTTCAAAGAGCAAAGCTAGTTTCAGGTGATTATTTCATGTTTGGTTTAGAGGCCTGGCAAACGTGCTGGGCCTTTTCCATGTTCGATTGTTGAAAAAGTTACGGCGTCTGTACGGCATCTGTACGGAAGAATGCCGTAAGATTGTGGTGTTATCAAACCAAACACCATGAACAACACACTTATGTACAACGAAATCATTAAAGTATGCCGTGATTTCCTCAAGCACGAGAAAGAAATGACCAAGTGTGAAGGTCCTATGTGGACCATTGGAGTGGCACGCGGCCACCTCCACTTTATCGCAGAACAGCTCGAACAAAAAATCAAATACAATGCTGAAGCCTAACGGAATTTGCCACACGGTATATCCCGACCAGCCCGCCAAGGACTTCAACGAGTTCATGGCACACAACGCCAAGACGACCACCGCCGCTGTGGTTGACGACTACAAAGAGCGCTTCGACGCTTTATGGGCCGCCTATAAGCGCGACATCCAGCGCAACAGTGATTCAGGCTTTGAAGTTGACCAGGATTTAGAGGATTACTACAGCGAACACCGCTTTTACAAGCGCAACAGTAATCCCAAAGTGTCAAGTGAAACGTGCCCA